ATACACTCGCCGTTTTACAAGCTTTGCGAACTTGCTATCAATACATAATTTAAAGAGAAAATATGGGATTTTTAAAAAAAATATTCAAACCAGTTGCAAAGGTATTAGATAAAGTAATACCTAATGAAATTAAACCAGCATTACCATATCTAGCTGCGTTCGCACCATACTTTGGGCCTACGTCAAATTTATTGGGACAAGGTATTATGAGAAGATCTTTATTATCTGGTGCATTAAATATTGGTGGACAACTTGCACAAGAAGGTAATGAAGGCGATATTAATTTATTATCAGCGGGACTTGGAGCGTTATCAGGTGCAATGACTGCCCCTGGTGCAGCAGATACTTTTGCTGGATCGCGAGTCGTTGGAACTGGTGCAGATGGTAAAGCCATCACAGCTAGTGAGTATGCAAAATTAAGTGAAGGTGCAAATTTAGGAACTGGTATGGTTGAAGCAGGCGGTGTGACAGCTGATTTAGTTCCAGCTGTAACAAGTGCGCCTATTCAAGGACCAGTGCCTTTTAGTCAAGTAGTGCCTGGTGGATCATCAGGAATAACTGGTTTGGCAAAAGCTAAAAATTTAGCGTTAACAGGATTAGAAGGTGGATCTAAATTTATTAGCGAAGGTATGGCTGGTGGATTAAAAGATAAAGCACAAGTTCTTGCAATACCAGCAGCACAAGCAACCGGTGATGTGATGCAAGCAGAGGCAAGACTATTAGAAAAACAAAACGCTATAGATGAAGCACTAAGAGCAGCAGAAGCATTAGAGGACGCTAATATGAGAGGTGATGCAATCAGAAATGCTATGAGAACTTACGGATTCTTTAGTGATGAAGAAATAGAAGATACAGTTTCATCAGCAGGATACAGAGCTGGTGGTAGAGTAGGGTTTAATGTGGGTGGACCTACAGCTGGTCAAGGATTAGGTGCATTATTAGGAGATACAACACGTGAGGTTATGGAAGATGCAGAAGATAGACCTTTTAAATTTGATGCTCAAGAATTTATGATAAATCAATATAATGAAGACGGAATAAAACCAGAAATACTTGGATCAGGCTTTCAAGGTGACGATGAAATCTTTGTAATTAGAACACCTAATGGTGGAACAATGATGATAACACAAGAGCAATATACAGAAAACTTTGGCGAAAGAAGAGCTAAAGGTGGTAGAGTAGGATTTAAATTTGGTGGTATAGATAAAGCTATCGAAGGTGTTAGTGAAGAAATACAAGAAGAAGGTAAAGAAGGAATTATGATGGCTGCTAAAGAAGATCCTTTATTAATAGAAGAATATAATAAATATGTATTTGATTTATTAGAACAAAGACCAAATGCAAAACCAATGTCTTTTAGTGATTTTAAAAGAATGATAATGTCAGGTATGAAAGAAGGCGGCAGAGTTAATCTTAGAGAAGGTGGAGTGTTATCACAGATACTTCCTCAAGTTCAACCATTTATGGGACGACCTGCTTTTGCTCCTACCTTACAACAAGCTCAAGCTGTTTTTCCTAGACTTAATCAATTAGAACAAGGAGTAAACACAGCTGAACAAGATTTAGG